TGACAGACGCTCTAGCGCCAGACATAATTCGCGACTCTTTGGCGAATTAGCTCAGTTGGTTAGAGCGACGGAATCATAATCCGCAGGTCCGGGGTTCGAGTCCCTGATTCGCCACCAGAAAAATCAAAGGGTTAGCTTCGGCTAACCCTTTGCCATTTCTGCGACATGTCAACCAAGTGTCAACCGCGAAACGGGTCGGACATTTCACCTTTCCTTGGGTTATTCTAGAACGCTAGTTTAGAATCTTAAGTTACCGGGAGGGTCAACAGCCATGGCAAATGCGAGTCAGGTAAAGGCGCTGGTCCAATCCCACATAGACGGGGACGAGGGGCACTTCTATTCCGTCGCAATGCAGGTCGCCGCAACGGAAGCAAAAAGCGGGCACGAGAAGCTGGCTCAGGAACTGAGATCTCTCGTCGACTCGGCAAAAACTCGGCCGACCTTTAACGCGATTCCTATATCGCAGCCACGCGGCGAGTTGGCAGCACTCCTTCAAGCGTCATATCCTAAAAATCATTTCGGCGAAATGGTGTTGAGCGATGTCGTGCGCGACAAGCTCAATCGCCTGATGGATGAGCAACGTCATCTGTCCCGCCTGAAAGGGCATGGATTGTCTCCGCGCCGCAAGTTACTTCTGGTCGGTCCCCCAGGTACAGGGAAAACGCTCACGGCGTCGGTCTTGGCTGGCGAACTTGGTGTGCCACTCTTCCTAGTTCGACTGGACGCATTGATAACTAAGTTCATGGGCGAAACAGCGGCGAAGCTTCGGCAGGTATTCGATGCTGTGTCCGAGGTACGTGGCGTTTATTTCTTTGACGAATTTGATGCTATCGGCTCGCAGCGCGGACTGGCAAACGATGTGGGTGAAATACGTCGTGTCCTCAATAGTTTTCTTCAAATGTTGGAACAAGATAAATCGAATAGCGTGATTCTGGCGGCAACAAATCACCCGGAAATTCTTGATTACGCCTTGTTTCGCAGGTTTGACGACGTCATCGAATATGAGCTTCCCGACGCAGTGCATGCGGTTACATTTCTAAAAAATAAATTTTCCGGATTTAAGCTCGCCAAAATCAGCTGGGACCGTGTGGCTCTAACACTCGATGGCTTGAGCTATGCGGACCTATCTCGTGCAGCAGAAGATGCGATCAAAGACACGTTAATAAGCGAGCGTGTTAGCATTAAGGAAGCAGTTATCGCAAAAATGCTTCAAGAGCGGCGAGAAATTAGAGATCGGATCGCCATGAATAACAAGTAACAATTCCTATGAGACGCGATGGCAGATCAAGTTGCAGGGTTCCGGGAGCATTTGTTTGTTTCCAGCTACACGACTTCCCATCGATATCAACGCCCTTCCCGCGAGATTCCTGACGTACCTCGTGACCCGATCAATCGGGGTGCTCACGGGGCTTTAATCCTAAATCAAGTCGTCGAGCTTGTTGCGCTTGCTGCCGAAGAAAAAGAATACAAAATTGGTTTGGGATTCGGTGACGAATGCGGCTTAATCATTCAGATTGAGGGCCGTCCTCAGCTTCCTCTCGCGCTGGAAAGCATTGAGAATCAAGTCAAAGGAATTGAATTACTTAGCGTCAGGATAATAGATCGTGACGGCGATAAGATCTGTGTCGCGTCGGTTTTTGTGCCCGATGGAAAGCTTTCTCACCTGGAAAAATCTTTCAGGGAATATATCGAAGCCGACAGCCCCCCAAGCGTAGGATTTCCAAGTGGTCGCCCCAAACATCAAGATTTAGCCGAGTCAATTGCAAGCCTTCGACGCGCGGCATTTGATGCGCTGTGGACCGATCCCTCCGAGGCTCTTCCTTCCGAACCGGATGCTCTTGTTTGGTGGGAAGTGTGGCTACCAGTTCGTAAGAGCAGGGTCGCAGTAACTCGTCGTTTTCGCGCAATTGCGGAGCATATTCATGTCGACGTTGCCGCCGACGAGCAGCATTTTCCTGAAAGAAGCGTGCTGCTTATGCAGGCGTCACGACGTCAGATTGAAGATTCCATTGTCCTGCTTGATTGTGTTGCTGAGATACGAAGGGCCAAGAGGCTAGCCGATTTTTATCTCGGCCTCAATGCAGCGAATCAGCGCGAGCACATTGACCAACTATTGGCACGAGTGCAGGCGCCTGTGGGAAACGCTCCTGCTGTTTGCCTTCTTGATACCGGAGTGAATTGGGGCCATCCGCTGTTGGGTATTGCCCTTGCGGAAGGCGATTGCTTGTCAGTGAATCCAAACTGGGGCTCCGCAGACGAGCACGGTCACGGCACCGAGCTTGCGGGAATAGCGTTGTTCGGGGATTTAGTGGACTCGTTGAGTCACGATGGTCATATTTCTTTAGCCCATCGACTGGAGTCCGTGAAATTACTTGCAGCGCCAGGCGAGAACGGGCCGCCTCGGTTATACGGATCGCTGACATATGACGCGGTGAGTCAATCTGAAGTCAACGCGCCTACTCGCGCCCGAGTCTTTAATCTAGCAATTAGCGCGGGTGATAACTATGACGAAGGTCGCCCCTCCGCGTGGTCTACGACGCTTGATGAGATTGCTTACGGGGACGGTACTGATGGCCGTTTGGTCGTGGTGTCTGCGGGCAACGTGCCGAGTTCGGAGCAGTGGGTTAATTACCCCCTATCTAACCGAGAGAAACATATTCACGACCCGGCACAGGCCTGGAATGCGCTGACCGTCGGGTCGTACACCGCCAAGGTCAATTGCACTGATCGTCCCGCTGAATACAGGCCTGTCGCTGCCGATGGTGGCCTTAGTCCGTTTAGTACCACATCCTGCGATTGGGACAGCGCGTGGCCACTTAAGCCTGATGTTGTCTTCGAAGGTGGGAATGCTGCGGTTACCGATGCGTATGCTGCACCATATGCAGAAACGCCTGATAGCTTGCTTCTTCTCACTGCGAGTAATAGGGTCGCCGAGACGCTCCTTGCTACAACGGGGATGACTAGCGCTTCCGCAGCGTTGGGCTCCAGGTTTGCGGCTCAACTTATGGCTCAGTATCCGCGCGCATGGCCTGAAACGATACGTGCGCTGATTGTCCATTCCGCATCTTGGACGGATGAGATGAAGCGACAGTTTCTCGATCGACGAGGACTCAAGACTCATTACGCGAATCTTGTTCAGCATTGTGGTTTTGGTGTGCCAGATCTAGATAAAGCGATTTGGAGTGCAAAGAATTCGCTGATTTTAATTGTCGAGCAGGAGTTACAGCCTTTTGAACGTATCGGTAGCAACCCTCCGAAAGCAAAAGACATGCGTTTGCACCAACTTCCCTGGCCAAAGGATATTTTAGAAGGTCTCAATGCCGACGTACGCCTTCGGGTAACACTTTCCTATTTCGTAGAACCGAATCCTCGGGTTTTTGGAAGAGGTATTCGGAGCAGATACGCGTATGAGTCGCATGGCCTTCGCTTCAAAGTGAAGACCCCCGCGCAGAGTGACAAAACGTTTCTACGCCAGGTGACCGCACTTGCCGACGGTGATGTCGCGGCGGCTAGTGATGCAGATCCACATTGGCTGCTTGGCGAGGGACGTTTTCGAGGCTCCTTACACTCAGACGTATGGACCGGGCGGGCGGCAGACCTGGCCAGCCGGGGCACTATCGCAGTATTTCCGACGACGGGATGGTGGAAGACCCGAACCAAGCAGCAGCGCTGGAACTCGTCCGTTCGTTACTCGCTGGTGGTGTCGATAGAGGCTCCGGAAGTAGACGTCGATTTATACAGTGCCGTAGCAAGTCAAATCGAAATTCGCAATCGTCAGCCGGTCGAAATTACAACGGGAGTCTGAGGTGATTCAATGGGTCATTATTGGCCCAACGCCGTTGGAGCATTGCACGTTATTGCGGTAGATACTCTGCCCGCTCCGGGATGTGCTGCTGCCAACGGGTTGAACGTCTTGGCCTCTTGCAAGTGATCCGGCGAGAGATGGGCATAGCGCATCGTCATTGCAAGGCTCTGATGACCAAGTATGCGCTGCAAAGTTAAAATATTCCCGCCATTCATTATGAAGTGGCTTGCAAACGTATGTCGTAGTGCGTGGGTCATCTGCCCATTTGGCAAATTGATTTTAGCTCGGCTGATGCCTTCGCGAAAAGCGGATGCGGCATATCCAAAAATGCGCTCTCCTTGCCCCATTGAACGATAGTGCTCCAGGATTTCTTTTTCGATATCGTCCGAGATTGGGATGGATCTCACCTTCCCGGATTTTGTTCTCGCAAACTGGATGAGCCCGTCTCTGACTTGGGAAATCCGAAGTTCCTCTGCTTCACTCCAACGAGCTCCTGTTGCCAAGCATATTCGTGTGATTAAAAGCACGTGTGGATTACGTGCCTCGCCGAGCTGGACTAGGAGCGCCCTAATTTCGTCGTAGGTAAGGAAAGAAAGTTCGTTCTCTGCCACCTTAAATTGCCGCAACTTTGCTAGCGGATTTTCTTTGTCCCAGTAGCCAAGGCGCTTTAGTTCATTGAACACCGCACGGAGATATGATTGCTCCCGATTCAGATTGTTCGCCGTAACTCCCGTAGACATCCTACGTGTCCGGTATTCCGCGAACATTTCGGCGCTGAAACGGTCCGCGACAGGGTCTCCCATGGCGGCCGCCATGGCATTCAATCGGCGCAATGTGTCGGCAGAAGATCGTAGAGCGGCCCCGTGATGCGTGAACCAAAGCGTAATCAGCTCGGATAGCTTTCGAGTGTCGCGCCTATCCGGCGACCATGACGAATTTTGATTGATCTGCGTGGTAAGCCAAGCACTATATGCTTTCGCCTCTGCTTGCGTTTTGAAGGTCTTACGAAGGCGCTTGCCACCTCTTCCTCCTGGTTGAACGTCAACTAGCCATCCGTTACCTGTCTTTTTTACTGTCACTTGAATACCCTTCAACCGAGCTAATGATTTCTGCGTCCCGCGCACGTTGTTGATCAATAACGGCATCAGTGCCGGCCTGATCCCTCATGCGAGCAATCATTTCCTCGTAGTGGCCGTGCTGCGCTTTGCTGATTTCCTTTAGCAGCTTGATCTGTTGGTCTTTTCCTAACCCCGAGCTTTGCTCCTCCGCGCCAAGCTGCAGCGAGACGTTCACCTCACGTTGGTACAGTTGCGTTAAGCGCTCCTTGCTTTCTGGGAGATCAGATGTCTTCGCGAGGTGTGTCATCCAACCTTGCCAAACTTGTTTTAGTGCTTTGCGACATAGCCGGAAATAGCTTCGGGTTGCCTCTTGGCCCGCCGTCGATATGTTCCCGCGGCTGTCCGGGAAGGCGACGTTGACTGTCGGAGCTGTGTGCCCCGCTTCATAGTCCGTCAGCCCGGTCGCCAGCCAGAACGCGTAGTGGGGATACAGCGACGTTAGAGCCTCGAGCATATCGATCGATGCGCGTGTGACGCCTGCGTGCAAGTGGCGCCATTTAACGCTCTTAATCCCAGTCATTTCTTCGAGCCGCTTCCAGTCGTTTCGACCGTCCAGGATGTCTTGAATGAGCAAAGACATGCGGAACTCAATGTTGTATTCGATAGGTTGGGTGTTGACTTCGGGGGACATGTCGTTTAACTTACGTTCTGAAGTAATATTTTTACTCATAAGGGTATCCATAATACTCTTTTGCGCCAATGTGTACTACGATTGTAGGTGAATGCAGACATGGGTACTTACGAAGATTTTTCCACTGGCATCCCCCCGTCGCCGACGGTGGCCACGGTGCCACTCATGACGCGCGAAAGCTTCGCTGCGGCGATCGGGCTTCCGCTTACTGTCTTCATTGCGCAGTGCGACAAAGGGTACTGGCCGTTGGTCAAAATCGGAAAACGTTCACTTGTTAACGTAGAGTTGATTCGAAAACGCGCGCTCGACAAGGAGTTCTCGGTATGAGCCGCGTCAAGTCTCTTCTTTTTGGAGTTCAATCGGGGCGCCGAGCACCCGTCACTCGCGGCCTTGGCCGCGAAGACGGGTCGCCGGTGCTATCGAGCTACAGTCGTAACCTTGAGGGCCGTCAAGCCGCATGCTCAATAAGCACGAGCATTTCCGAACCCCCACGAGCCACACAGGGTGGAAAACCCATCCACGCTAATAGATGGGTACATGAACGGTTTCAATCACCCCCCGTCGTCAGCGCAGACTCGGTTTTTGAAGAAGTCGAGCTCGTACTTAAAGACGGTGATGTTAAGAAAGTCCTCACCAGAACCGACCGAACAGGTACGGCCTTCCATGATTGGATAACCGTCACATTCGATGTTGCCGCATTCATGCGGTTTTCTGGTGTTTCATACGTAACCGACGACGACATTGCCGAAGAGATGTCTCGTTTGACTGAACGGCTCGGGTTGCACGGAATCAGTGCGAAACGCGAACATGGGCGCTATTTTCATAAACATTGCTGGGTATTGGGTGATGGGTTCGGGGAGTTCGTGTGCGGGCATCGGAGTGGTCGAGCTATGCTTTCCATTTCCGGCCAGGGGTTGTTACATGCGTCTGTTGGCGCGATGTCTCAGCTTCACCGTGCTCTCTGCGCTATAGACGACGCCGGCGGGGATGTTCGTCTTACCCGCGTCGATTTGGCGATGGATTTCTTCAGTGGCGGACCAACCCACGAGGATATAGAGCGTGCCTACATCGATGGGAAATTTGTCCGTCAACAACGCCATATCGATTGCCCGGATGTGTGGCCGCAGTTTGTCACCCATGGATGCAAGTACACGAAACGTGGACATGAGTCTGGGCTAACCGATTACATCGGCTCCAGAAATTCCGATCTGTTTGCTCGCAGGTACGACAAAGGTCGCGCCGAGGGCGATCCGAATTCGGCATGGGTTCGCTTCGAGGTGGAAATGAAAGGCAGGGATACCGTTATCCCACTTGATATTCTTCTCAATCCGCAGAAATATTTTTGCCAGTATCCCTACCTGACTGAGTTGGTCGGCGGAGTCGCAGATCGCCTGGAGACTAAGCGTAAGCGTGCTGAAATCGCCGTAGATGCGTCGAAGCGCATCATCAAAATCCAGTTTGGGAAGTACTTGCGGGTTCTGCGCGATTTGATGGGTGATGACGCGCGTCTGTTGGACGAACTTCAACATGAAGATCCCGACGCATGGCCAATTCGGCTCGCGAGGATTTCACCCAATTATATTCTCCCAATTCATAAATCGACTCGCGAGTATCCGCTCGCGACTTTGACTGGAGAAGTGCCGCACTAGGGCTACTACGGCATATATTTTCAAATTTGTAGCCATATTTTTAGGAGTACTACTCGATGAAAATGTTCACGCAAGTTAAGGTTCTTGGAATGAAATCAAGTAAGGGAACGCTCGATAACGGCCAGTCTTTCGACAGCACAAAGGTGTACGTCGAAACATCCCTCGACGATTCGAAGGGTAACGCCAAAGGCTTCGCTGTGGCCGAATACACGTTGGGCCTAGCTGATGAATTCGGCAAGTACAAGCATCTGTCGTTCCCTTTCCTTGCCGATGCAGCGATCGAGGTGGTTACCAATGGGAAGGTACAGAAATTCCAGCTCAGCGACTTGAAGCCGACGGAATTGGTGAAAAACACTCCATCAAAGGCATCCTAACTATGAGTGCACGCGTTTTCGTCGTTCAGGACAGGGAAAGCGCGTGTTTCCTTTGTCCATTAAACGGTGATGTTGGTCTCACACCTTGGATTAACGAAGCCGGCCAATTCGAAAGTGAAGAAGAAGCGCTCGATACAGCATCTGTTGTTTGCTCGGAGGGTTTCGTGCTGTTTGCCTTTTACTCCGCCTGTCTTCACTGAGTTGTTGATTGGGCAAGAGCGCACCTGTTGCGTGTTCGTCCGTGTTTGAAAAACGGTTTGTTCGAAGCTGGCCCGGTCGAATGAATCTTAATAGTGGGCTGTTTTTATTCGAGGAACCAAACATGAAGATGGTTAAGCGTTTGATGAGTGGTGTGAAAGGTAAGGCCGCGGAGTTGGCAGTCGGCGCGGTTGCTGCGGTTGGCTCCGCGTCGGCGTTTGCCCAGGCATCAGGAGCGACGATCAACGATACGGGGATCGTTTCCTCGATCTCGGGCGTGACGGGGAACGTACAGGACATTGGCGCTGCGGTGCTGGCCGTTGTTGTGTGCGCGTGGGGTTATCGCATTGTGAAGGGTTTCCTCGGCCGTTAATGGTCTTTGCGAAGTAAAGAGACTAAAGGCGTTTGGGTGACCGGACGCCTTTTTTGGTCAGGGGTGTGTATGCGCTGGTTGGTCGGGTGTTTACTGCTCGCGGTTTCGTCGCTGGTGTTTGCGCAGGCTTCCGGGGTGCAGTTTTCGGGCGTGGTGTGTGGTCCTGGGGGCCTGACTGGCGTCACTTATGTGAATGACGGCGGACGTCCAGTGGATTGCGGTACCGACTCGTCGGGCAACCAACTGGTGCTGCAAGTTTCTACGCTGTCGGGCAATGAGCCTGTCGATGGTGGTGAGTTCACGGGACTGGATATCGGTGGGGCGGTGCTGGGCGTGCTGGCGGCTGCGTGGTGCTTTCGGGTGCTGCGTAATTACTTTAACTCATCGGGGGAGGCATGAGGTGATGGGGCATTTTCTGTCGTGGTTGTTCGGTGGCGTGATCGGCTGGTGGATTTGTTGGTGTGTGTGTTGGTTCTCTCAACCGGCGGATATGAAGGATTGATATGACCTGGTACTACGAGTGCGTGGCGTTTGTGGTGGCCACGTGTTGGGCGGTGGGACTCATCTTGTTTCTGTGATTATGAGAAAAAAAATCGTGTTGTTGGTATGCCTGCTGTCACTGCTCGTCCAGCAACAGCAGATTGCGAGGGCTCAGGCGCTCCCGATTCTCGAAGAGACTTTTTCGGGGACCATCAACGAAGCCATCGCGTCGGCCGTTGAGTCGAATCTTACGCGTCGCGGCATCACTGTCGCGGCCAACGACGCTACGATGGCATCGACTGAGCAATATATCGGCCAGGCGGTGAATGATGCGTCATATGCGAGCACGGCTCTTACGACTGTCGCTGCGGTGGCCGGTGCACCTGTTTGGCTCACCGTAGCGCTGGGTGTTGGGGCACTCGCTGTTGCTGGCGGTATCGCGTGGGGCGTATATCAACTCACGCAAAACAATGCTTCGTCCGGCTCGACTCCAGACGGGCAACCCATGCCGGCATCGATATCGCTTACTCCCACGGGGACCACGCAACCGGCTCCGATTGCTACGCCCAGCGGTGCGTGGACGTCGTATACAAGCCCTAGCTGCAATTCGGCGATTACGACCACATGCTCGGGCAACGCGGCGTTGCCTTCGTCGGATCATTATTACACGCAGGGCTATCCGAATTCAGGCACGGTTATCGGTTGCATCAGTGGTGCGGACTGCGCACAACAGACGGCTGCGGCGTGGGTCAATTTTGAGGCTATGAGTGTGACCAATGTCAATGCGACGTGGAGTCCGATCACACCTGGCTCGATCGATTACGACGTCAGCATCACATGGACTCCGTTAGCGAGCAACCCCACTGATACGGGCGTGGTAGAGACGGTGGATCCTATGACGAACCCAAATTATGTCCCAGTGCCGCAGCCTGTCACTGGTCCACTCAGCAGCATCGAGCCAGAACTGACGCCGTCGATGTTGGCTCAGCCTGTTCCGCAGCAGCTTTTAGCCGATATGGCGAATCAATTGTGGCAGGACGCAGCGGCACAACCGGGATACAACGGCGAGCCGTACTCGCCCACTGACCCGTTAACGGCCCAGGACATTGCGACGGCGCCAGTTGCACCTACTTGGAACGATCTCGTGAACACTGCGCCCGCGCCTGTCGGTAGCACCGTGGTACCGATTGCGCCCACAGTGTCGACGTCGCCGGTCACTGTGCCGATTACCGAGCCTGCGAGCTCGACTACACCGACAACGGAAAACCCGTGCACTGAAGATCCGACGGCTTCGGCCTGCCAGCCTTTGGGCACAGCTCCGACGCCTCCGCCAATTCCTGCCAGTTCAGCCGCAGTTACGTTAAGCCCATGGTCTATCGGTCCGTCTAGTGGCCAGTGCCCTGCACCGATTACGGTCAACGTGCTGGGCTCACCGCTCGTGTTTGATTACACACCGCTTTGTTCGTTGGCAAGTCAGTTGCAGCCACTGGTTCTGGCTCTGTGTGCTCTTGCAGCGGCCTTGATCATTGTTATGGGGATAAAGGGATGAAAGTGCTAATTGTTGCGTTCGTAGCGCTGTTTGTGTTTATGGGGTACGAGCTGATCCATTCGACGGTTGAGGCTAACAACAGGATCAACGATCAGGCTGATGCGCTGACGACGCAGGTGCTTAGGTGAGCTGGGCTACGTGGCTACTCGCGCTCGTGCAGCCGATTATTGTCAATGCGCTGATCGCGTTGGGCGTCGGCGTACTCACGGTAACCGGCATTGACGTAGCTGTGAACCAGGCGATGTCATGGGTGACTGGTGCGGTTGGTGGCCTTCCGGCCGACTTGGCTAACCTGCTTGCGCTAGGAGGTTTTTTTCAGGGTATGTCGTACGTTGGCGGTGCGTTTAGCGCTCGTGTCGCGATGGCCGGCGCGTCCAGCATCAAGAGATTTTTCATTCAATGATCACGCTGATTACAGGTACGCCCGGCAGCGGAAAGACGCTTTACGCCGTGTGGCTGCTACAGAAGGAATTGAAGGCTGGCCGTCGCCTCGTGGTCGATGGCATTAAGGACTTGGCTATTGATCACGAGCTGGTCGACGAACCGTGGGTGCGCGATTGGTATAACAAGTGCCAACAGAACGACCTGATTGTCGTGGACGAAGTACAACGACTGTGGCCGCCTGTTTCGGTTAGCACGAAGCCGACGGAGGATATCGAAAAGTTGCATGTGCACCGTCACAAGGGTGTCGATTTCATCGTAATCACTCAGCACCCTCAGCGGCTGAACAAGACGATTCGAGATCTAGTCGGTCGGCATGTGCATGTACGTCGCTTGTTCGGTTTGAAGCAAGCCATGATCTACGAGTGGGATCACTGCCATAACCCAAATGCTGGGTTTCGGGACGCCGTCAAAACGCGGTGGGGATACCCGAGAAAGGTGTTCGATCTGTATACCAGCGCGGAGATTCATACAAAACAAAAGGCGGTGATTCCGAAAGCCCTATTTGTTCTGCCGCTCGCGTTAATCGCTGCGTGCTGGTTCGCTTGGAAGGGCTTCAAGGATATAGCGCCGACTAGCTGGGGCGGCAAAGGATCGGCCCGCGCTGCGCCGGGGTCCCCTGCGTCAGGTGCGTCTGCGGTCGGTAGCGACAAGGAGGATTCGAAAGTTCCTGTATCGGACACATGGCGTGTGACTGGACAGTATGCGATCGACGGGCGCGGCTACGTGCTGCTGTCGAATCGCAAGGGGCAGATCCGCAGTGAGCTGAGCGATGCGTTTCATGGTGAGACGTTGCGCGTCGAGGGAGTGGTGGATGGCCAGCGCGTAGCGGTTTGGTCTGGGGCTGGTGAGAGTAACGATAACGGCACAGGGGGTCGGAAATGAAGCGTTTTATGGGGGGTGCGTTGGGGTTGTTGTGCAGTGTCGCAATTGCGAGAGCGGATGTAATTGTGCCGCCTCTGCCCACGTTTCCGGTGCCGGGTATCGCTGGCGTGAGTGTACCTGTGCCGGTAGCAGTGCCATCATTGCCGCTTGCGCCGTTACCGCGTGTCAAGGGCGGGGCATTTGATCTGCGGTTCGTAAATGTCGGCCAGCTCGTGGATTTGCTGTACGGAGATGCCATGCATGTGCCGCACGTGATCAGTTCGGACGTGTTGCAGGACACACGGCTGACCTCGTTTCAGTATGACGGTAAGAATAGTGATTTGCACGATTTTGTGGGCGTGTTCTTGGATTCATTGGGCTTCCAGGTCGTGACGCGAGACGGGGTTGATTTCGTGAGTAAGAAAGGCGACGGTGAGGACACAGATCCCGATAGGCAGACACTTGTGTACCGACCACGTTATCGATCGGCAGCGTACCTGGCTAAGCTCGTTCAGCCGTTATTCACGGGCCGTGTGAATGGGATGACAGATATACCTTCGCCGGTGAGTGAGGGTGACGTGCCGGGGTCTGCTGTGCTGCCAGCAGGCACCCTGGGCGCTTCGGGCGTCCAGGCTTCAGGATTGCCTCAGAAGGTTAAGGCTAAGCCGTTGCAGTCGTCCGTATCGGCGGCCGATGAGCTGGTTTTCGTCGGCAAGGCGTCAGAAGTGAAGAGTGTGAAAGCGCTTTTGCCGGAGTTAGATACGGCACCGGGCGAGGTCGTTGTGCGGGCTTGGGTGTATGAGGTATCGAATACGAATACGAAGAACTCTGCGTTTTCGATCGCGGCGCATGTGCTGGGTGGCCAGTTTTCGTTATCGAATGGGTCTACGTCGTCGGATGCCACTGCGTTGCAATTTGCGGGCGGTTGGCTTGATGCCGCAATTTCTGCTTTGAATGCGGACACTCGCTTCAAGGAAATTAGCGATCCGCATGTCAGAGTTCTTTCCGGCGAGCAAGTCAGTCTTAACGTCGGTTCGCAAGTGCCGACTCTCGGGAGCCTCAGCTTTCAAGGCGCGACCGGTACGCCGGTTCAGTCGGTAGATTACCAGGATGCGGGAGTGATCCTGAACGTGGAACCCACTGTGATGGCGGATGCGATACAAGTGAAGCTTGAGGAACAGATATCGAGCTTTGTACCGACGACAACAGGGGTAAATAATTCGCCTACCAAGAACACGCGGGAGATGAACACGACCGTCAGTTTGCATGACGGTGAGGTGATCATGTTGGGCGGTCTGGTGCAAGACTCGAATACCTCGGCGGTAAATAGAGAGGGCTGGTTGCCACGATTCCTTGGCGGTCGTAGCTCTTCGAGGGTTCGGACCGAAGTACTGCTTGTATTGCAGGTGCAGAAAGTTTGAAGTCGATTCTCGCATGCGAGAATGAGCGACCGAGTCGACTTACACGGGACGAACCTGGCATGCTACCCAAATTTGAGAAGGAAAGGCTACGCGAGTTACAGGCAGAAATATATGCCAAGCGCCGCTATACACAACCGCCCGTGAGTGAAGCAGACGAGTGGGTCAAGTATTTCGAAGATGTAGACGACGAATTCGGCGATACGGTCGAGAAAGGTATTCCAGTATGGATGCCCAAAGCCGAATGCGACAAATTCGACCTGCTACGAGCTGAGACTGTAACGTCCGCCTAGATAGCGTTGTTCACGACGTAAATAAATCACCTTTGGGATGCAACGTACTCATTGATTTTCTATTCGTCGAGCGGGGCGAGAATCCAGGCATTGGATTTGTCAAGATACAGTCGCAGTCCCTCACATGCCAGTTCGGCATGCAGCCAATCCGGCACTGTGTTGCTTAGCGCGGCAAATACCCAATCGGCTGTATTGCCGAGTACTTCGCTGGGTGATACCTCGGTAGAACCGTGCTTTGCCCTTCGCAAAAGTTTTGCATCGATCGACATGGCTTTCCCGTCTGGTTGCGAGGCGCAAACCGTTTTGTGCAAGCTTGGCGGCCAGGATGCTTTAAGCATGCAATCGACATGAACAGCATCATACGAAACGACTCAAGTAGATACTTTTTCCGCCGTTAACAAAAATGTCGCAAAGTCGAATAACAATTCTATTTGAGAAGATATATTCATGAAATATGGACGCAGCGTAAAGAGCACTTTAATTTTGTTATCGCTCGGTTTCGCCATCGCGGCCCGCGCAGAGTCTCCTGCCGAGCCCACTATTCCTCCCGTGCTCGCAAAAGTTACCGTAACATCGAAGTACTATGGATCTTTCACAAAAGAAGGCATTGTGAAGGTAAATCACTCCATTTCATTCGATAACTTTGGCGCGCGTCACCCCGCGATTGTCTATCACGGAAAGTGCTCAGTTAAGCGCGATGCAAGCGGCAGAATTCATGATATTGACGATGGGGTGCAGGTCAATGTGACACCGGTGCTCGTCTCCCCTGACGGTATTGTAGGAGCGCAAACTGAGGTTACGGCAACGAAATTCATTGGCTATAACACTGTCGACACCGGGAAATTATGTGGCGATATTGCATTCGTGAAAAATGATCTTGCCACAGCGTCAACGGCATTGCTGTATCACGGGGATGAAGGACATGTTGTGTTTGAAGCTCACGACCACACTGATCGTGAACCGGACAAGGATATTCGGGTGACCGTTAGCTTTTCGCCGGCGGAGGCCTCGTCGAATTGAAATTCGGTACGCATTTGACAGCATCTAATCGATGTCGACCGAGTGTCAACGCCATTGGGGCGGAATGCGTGGATATTGCCGTGTTCTGATCCGTAACATACTGATTTTACGGGTATAGCACGGCTAATGCGGTTCGTGCGAACGGAATCATAATCCGCAGGTCCGGGGTTCGAGTCCCTGATTCGCCACCAGACTCGAAGCGGCTCACAGCAATGTGGGCCGCTTTTTTTTGGGTCATCTTAATTCGCGTTGCTACCCTATTGCTACAATCCAAAACGTTTTCCATTGAGGAACCGTGAACGATGTCAGTCGAGCCGCTCCTCTCTACAGCGTTGATACGCCGCGCAGACTGGCGCGACGAATCGCAATATCCGTCGCCAGAGTTAGCGGACGCCAGCAGTTGGGCCTGGGAGTTTCTTCGCAGAAACAAAGATTTTGCTGGGAGCTTCAACAAATTCCGGCGTGATTTCGCTGACGTGCCTGCAACTCCTCATCCCGATGACCTCCTAATCAACTATCTTTGTGAGCCGCAGCCGTCTGCACGCAATTTGACTTTTGCGCTTTACAAGAGAGAAGCGCCTTACCATCAGATTCACTCCATCAAGGATCACATCCGCATCCGCTGGGAGATCAATGCGCTGATTGATCCTGCCAAGCCTTACCAAACTCTCATTAAGCCGAGCACCACCGATGCCGCAAGGGATAGCCTGGAGTGGCTATTCGCCCGTAACACTGTTGATGTCATCGAGCCGCGTCGCTCCCTAGCCGAAAAAGCTCACGGGTCCGCCGTAACTGCAATATGCGGAAATATGGAGGTCATCGCGCGACTACGACTTGACGGCGACATCGACGCGCAGTGCAGAGACTTAAAATATAAATTGTCGCGTTTTTTTATCGGCGGCAACCGCAACGGGAAATTGGCGCTCATGCAGCCCGGCTACCTAAATTTGGAAACCCCTTCCGGAATACCAGAGGCGGTGTTTCTTCCGGATGACGGACTCGAAATTTACGGCGAGCCTGTTCCCGAGTTGGCTATCGCAATATCAGCATGGAATCGCAATCCCTATCGACGCGCGACGTTGCACTATGTGTTGCGCATCGCGGATGGACTCGCGGCGCTCCAAGCCGGGGAGTTATCCAATATTCGCCCAGATGACGAGACAGCTTTCGTGATCGAAATGGCTGAGAGTTTTCGCACCAGTTACCCGGCAAACGGAATGTCCGCCACGGAGCAGGAAATTAAAGAATGGATTGGGCTAGCAAACGCCCTGGCTGAAACTGACTATTCGCGCCTCGCACGCGCAGATACCGTGCTATCGTTTTCCATGCTGGCCTCCGTGCTGGAAATCGCCGGGTGTGGCGCTGTCCACACCCGGCGGCTCTGGCAGTAATGCTAGCCTATGGCGTGACGCAATGTTCTTTATAACGGTGGTTTCCCATCGATTTGCGTGCTCACGCTCAAACGGGGATCCAATTGCTCCAGTACGAGACCTCTTGTTTCCTGGGCGGCAGTTATAAACACAAGTAGCCCAATGATTCCCAGTCCTAGGACTATCGCGCAGGCCGGGAAAATACCGCTCTGAGCGAGTACGGTTGCCAAGAGCATCGGGATTAAAACACCTGCAACCCCCCGGCCAACAGCCTCCATCCAAGCAGTACCAGTACCACGTATCCTTGTCGGATATTGTTCCGCACTAAAAAGCTTTGTAAATGAAAAAGCGGCAGCCATAAATCCAAATGCTATGGATGCGCCAGCCAGTGCTGGGTAATAGTCATGAGAAACTGCAAATATAGAGACGCCTATCATGGAAAGCGCAGCATAGAGGGCAATGGTTGCTTTTCGGCCAATCCTCTCTAAGAGCCAAGCCCCGAGTAAATGGGTCGGAATAGGCGCGGCATTGACAATCGCAGCCGTCATCAAGGCATTTCCAAGTTGGTACCCTTGCATTTTCAGCATCACGGGAAGGTAGAGGGCGAATAAATACCATGTGGACCAAAG